ACAAGGTTCTCCTGGAAACAATGGTAATGATGGTAGTGATGGAGCTCAAGGACATCAAGGATTCCAAGGACATCAAGGTACTGCTGGAACTAATGGTAATGATGGTAATGATGGTAATAATGGAGTCCAAGGACATCAAGGATTCCAAGGACACCAAGGAAGACAAGGTTCTCCTGGAAACAATGGTAATGACGGTAGTGATGGAGCTCAAGGACATCAAGGATTCCAAGGATTCCAAGGACACCAAGGTACTGCTGGAACTAATGGTAATGATGGTAATAATGGTAATGATGGTAATAATGGTAATGATGGTAATATAGGACATCAAGGACACCAAGGATTTCAGGGACATCAAGGAAGACAAGGTTCTCCTGGAAACAATGGTAATGATGGTAGTGATGGAGCTCAAGGACATCAAGGACATCAAGGGCACCAAGGTGTTGATGGAAATGATGGTAATGCTGGACATCAAGGACACCAAGGATTTCAGGGACATCAAGGAAGACAAGGTTCTCCTGGAAACAATGGTAATGATGGTAATGCTGGAACCCAAGGACATCAAGGATTCCAAGGATTCCAAGGTAATAATGGAAACAATGGTAATAATGGAAACAATAGCAATGTACCAGGACCACAAGGTGTCCAAGGTGCTCCTGGTACAGCAGGTTCCACAGGAATTCCAAGTGGTGTTATTCTTTTATGGAGTGGTGCATCAAATGCTATTCCTACTGGATGGATTCTTTGTGATGGTTCAGATGGTACTCCAGATTTAAGAAACAAATTTATAGTTGGTGCAAGTGGTGGTACTGGAGATACTACATATCCAGGTGTTAGTGTTGGTGCACAAGGTGGTTATACTGATGCAGTAACTGTTGCTCACACTCATGGTACGAGTCACACTCATGGTATGAGTCATACTCATGGTATGAGTCATATTCACGGTGATGGTAACTATAGTGCTCAAAGTAATGGAGCTCACCAACATAGGCAAAATGGCTATGCATCATATTATGATGCAGAATATGGTAGTCTTTCTGGATGGGCTATGAGTACCAGTTACCAAGTTGGTAATAATCAAAATGTTGGTGATAACATTGGTAATCACACACACGGTGTAACTGGTAATTCTGGTAATTCTAGTAACAGTAATACTGGTGGTGCTAGTAACGGTAATACTGGTAATGCTAGTAACAGTAATACTGGTGCTGCTTCTAATGCTACAGATGCAACGAATAAAAATTTACCACCATACTATGCTCTTTGCTATATTATGAAAACATGATATAATATAATCATTAATATAAAATATTATGGAAAAACAGTGGTATCATACTTATCATAAAGCAGAGAATTATCAACTTGGTGGTAATTGGTGTATCACTGAAGATTTAAAAAAAGTACATTATCTTTTTATAGAAGATATTCTCCATTTGTTGACGGAAGAAAGAATAAAATCTGTTCCATTAAAATCTATTGGATGGAAAAATAAACATAACTTTCCAGCACCTTGGTCAGGAAAACGATATGATGAAGCTGATGTAAAATATCCAGGCATTATTACAACTGGACATAATCCTTATGATAATGAGTATAGAATGATTGATGGAAGACGTAGAATACATAAATTATTATCTAATGGAGTTACAAATAGTAATTTTTATGTTATTGAGTGGGATGAATTAAAACCTTTCTTTTTAGGAAGTAATGATTATTCGGTTATTGAGAGATTAAATGTTTAATTCTAATATATCATTTAGTACTTTTATTAGAGTATATGATAATGTTCTTACAGAAGAATTTTGTAGAGATGTATGTCGAAAGATGGATAGTGAGGATAGAAAAAAACTAGGAGTATTTGGCCCATATCTAAAATCTGATCCTAATTTTAAAAGTTCTCTTGATTTAAAAATTAGTCGGTTCCCAGAATGGAAAGAAGAGGATGGGATATTTTTTATGAGTATAAGTGAATTTTTAAAAAAATATCAAGAGGATATACAAACTGATACTAGTGGTAAATTTTCTTTTTCTTATGGAGATGATACATATGCAGACACTGGGTATTTGGCAAAGGTTTATAAACCTGGCGGACATTATGATTGGCATCAAGATTATGTAATTGATCCTTATTATGGTGTACGAGAATTAACATTTATATGGTATTTGAATGATGATTTTGATGAAGGTGAGACAGAATTTTTTAATGGTGAAAAGATTACACCTAAAACTGGAAGATTATTAGTATTTCCTTCTAATTGGATGTATGTGCATAGGGGATGTAGGGTTAAAAAAAATAATAAGTATATTGTTACAGGATGGTATCATCATCAAAGTGCAAGAACTAAAGATATGCTTGATATGATAAATAACAAAGAATGAATTATTAATAGTATGCAACTTGATGATTTAATTTATACGATGCGAAATCAATTAGATAAAGATTTTTGCGACCATTGTATTGAAAAATTTGAAAAAGATGATTCAACACATAAAGGACAAGGTATTGTTGGTAAAGGTATTGATTTAAAAATAAAACAATCTATTGATCTTAGTGTTACTCGACATCCTGATTGGAAAGAAGAGGATGATATATTTTTTAAGTCTTTATCTAAGAATCTAGATGAGTATATCCAATGGGCTCCTGAACCATATGGATTTTATTCTCAAGATTATCCAAGTGAGGATACTGGATATCAAATACAAAAAACTGTACCTGGTGGTTTTTATACTTGGCATCAGGATCAATTAGGAACCAGATTTCTTACTTTTATTTGGTATTTAAATGATGTGCATGAAGATGGTTATACTGAATTTAAAACGGGATTAAAAATTCAACCAGAAGCAGGGAAAATTGTGATATTTCCTTCATCATGGCCTTGGATACATAGAGGATATCCACCTAAATCAGAAAATAAGTATATATGTACAGGATGGTTAAGAAAAATACCAGAAAAAGCGGATGGTTTGCTTAAGGAATAAATAACTAAAAAATTAATATATAATGGCGGTTCTTAACTTCCCAAAAAATCCTAATGTAAATGATGTTCATTATGAGAATGGATCATCATGGCGTTGGGATGGTGATAGGTGGAGAAGACTTCCTGATCCAGGAGCACAAGGTGTACAAGGTCCTACGGGAGGTGCTCAAGGATACCAAGGACATCAAGGACATCAAGGCATTCAGGGACATCAATCTAATGTTGCTGGTGCTCAAGGAATTCAAGGTGCTCAAGGACACCAAGGAATTCAGGGACATCAAGGTACTACAGGTTTTCAAGGGCATCAAGGAGTTCAAGGTTCTCAAGGACATCAGGGACACCAAGGACATCAGGGACATCAGGGACACCAAGGACATCAAGGTACTGACGGAAATGCTGGTAATGCTGGAGCCCAAGGATCTCAAGGACATCAAGGACATCAAGGATTCCAAGGACACCAAGGTATACAAGGATACCAAGGACATCAAGGTAGACAGGGTGCTGATGGGAACTTTGGTGGAGCAACTTTTGAATATAGATTTAATACTGATACTGAAGATTCAGATCCACCTACGGGTTATCTGAAATTTAATAATGGAACAGTATCATCAGCAACAGTTTTATACATTGATGATAAAGACGATGGTGATACAAATACAGATATACAACCATACTTAAGAACTATAGATGATTCTACCTCTACTATTAAGGGACACTTTAGAATATCTAACAAATTAAATGCAGATGATTTTGCATTGTTTACTATATCTTCTGTAGATGAAGCAACTGGATACTTTAAAGTAACTTGTGCCCATGTTTCTGGTAGTGCAAGTTCATTTAGTGCTAATGAAGATGTAATTATAACTTTTGCCAGAACTGGTGATAAAGGAGATGTTGGTAACACAGGTGCTCAAGGTGCTCAAGGGCATCAAGGACACCAAGGATTCCAAGGACATCAGGGACACCAAGGGCATCAAGGACATCAGGGGCACCAAGGTACTTCTGGTAATATTGGTAATGCTGGACATCAGGGACACCAAGGATTCCAAGGATTCCAAGGACATCAGGGACACCAAGGACATCAAGGGCATCAAGGACATCAAGGGCATCAAGGACACCAAGGGCATCAAGGACATCAAGGTACTGCTGGAACCAATGGTAATGATGGTAATGATGGAGCTCAAGGATACCAAGGATTCCAAGGACACCAAGGAAAACAAGGTTCTCCTGGAAATAATGGTAATGATGGTAGTGATGGAGCTCAAGGACACCAAGGATTCCAAGGACACCAAGGAAGACAAGGTTCTCCTGGAAACAGTGGTAATAATGGTAATGACGGTAATGATGGAGCTCAAGGGCATCAAGGATTCCAAGGACACCAAGGAAGACAAGGTTCTCCTGGAAACAATGGTAATGATGGTAATATAGGAGCCCAAGGATCTCAAGGACATCAAGGACACCAAGGAAGACAAGGCTCTCCTGGAAACAATGGTAATGATGGTAGTGATGGTAGTGATGGAGCTCAAGGACACCAAGGATTCCAAGGACATCAAGGAAGACAAGGTTCTCCTGGAAACAATGGTAATGACGGTAGTGATGGAGCTCAAGGACATCAGGGACATCAAGGACACCAAGGAAGACAAGGCTCTCCTGGAAACAATGGTAATGATGGTAATGATGGTAGTGATGGAGCTCAAGGACACCAAGGATTCCAAGGACATCAAGGGCACCAAGGAAGACAAGGTTCTCCTGGAAACAATGGTAATGATGGTAATGATGGAGCTCAAGGGCATCAAGGATTCCAAGGACACCAAGGTACTGATGGAAATGATGGAAATGATGGTAATGCTGGAGCCCAAGGATCTCAAGGACATCAAGGACATCAAGGATTCCAAGGACATCAGGGACACCAAGGGACTGATGGAAATGCTGGTAATGCTGGAGCCCAAGGATCCCAAGGATATCAAGGTAATAATGGAAATAATGGTAATAATGGTAATAATGGTAATGATGGAAACAATGGTAATATTGGACATCAAGGTGTCCCTGGCGGTAATGCCTCACTTAATATTGGAACATCTCCACCAGGTAGTCCTAATGTAGGAACTTTATGGTGGGATAGTGATGATGGTGATTTACATACTTGGTATACTGATCCTGATAATTCGTCTTCTCAATGGGTATCGGTTTCTCAAGGACCAGCAGGTTCACAAGGAATTCAAGGTGCAGTAGGAAATGCAGGAGCTCAAGGTGCTACAGGTGCAGCTGGTGTTCCGTCTGGATCTAAAATGGTATTTGTCCAACAAAATGCACCTACTGGATGGACAAAATTTACAACACATAATGATGTTGCACTTAGAGTTATAAGTGGTGATACTGGTGGTACATATGTTAGTGGTGATGGTGCTTTCAGTGCAATATTTGCATCTAATAGAGCTACTGACAACCATGCATTGACAGCAGCAGAGATACCATCTCACCGTCACTGGGTATCAGGTGCTGCGAGGGATGATGGTAACGGTACTGGTGCTGGTGCTAATAACCAAGATTATGGTTTATGGGCTGATGCTGCAAGTTACTCAGCTAATGATCCAAATAAATCTTGGGGTAGAAATACAGCAAATACTGGTGGTGGTAATGGACACAATCATAAGATAGACTTGCAAGTTCATTACGTTGATGTTATAATAGCAACAAAAGATTAAATATATGAAACTTGAACGGGAACATTGGTGTCCTCTAATTGGTGAAGAATGTATGAAACTTAAATGTGAATGGTTTACTCAGGTTAGAGGAAAAAATCCCAATACTGGTGAAGAAGTTGATGAGTGGGGATGTGCAGTTACTTGGTTGCCTATGTTATTAATTGAAAATTCACAGATGCAAAGACAGACTGGTGCTGCTGTAGAATCAGCAAGAAATGAAAGTGTTAGAGATAATGAAGCAAATAGAAAACTAATTAAACAAGTTACTACTGCTATATTACAAAGCCCAGTAGCACCTATTCAGATAGAATCAATAGATAAATCAATAAATAAATTGAAAGGAGGTAAAAAATGAGTTATGCAAATGATCCTGCTTATGCTGGATATTCATCATCTGATTGGGATAAGGATTTAAGACTACGAAGAAATGAGAAACTTATTCATTCTGATTGGACTAGATTAGATGATAATGGATTGTCTGATTCTAAAAAAGCTGAATGGGCAACTTATCGACAGGCATTAAGAGATCTACCTGCTAATACTAGTGATTCTAAAAATCCTACTTGGCCAACTAAACCTACATAATAAATAAAATTAAAGGTGATAACGAATAATGGCAGCTTTTACTTTTCCTGATGATCCAAATCAAGATGATACTCACACTGAGAATGGTGTTCAGTGGAAGTATAATGGTACTGTTTGGAAAAGAGTAGCATCTTCAGGGCCTGCAGGTGCTCAAGGTGCTCCTGGTGCTCAAGGTGCTCCTGGTGCTCAGGGTTCTCCTGGTGCAGCAGGTGCTCAAGGTTCTCCTGGTGCTCAAGGTGCTCCTGGAGCAGTAGCAGGAAATAGTAGAATTACTGTTTATACATCAGGAAATGGCACTTTTACCACTCAATCTTGGTGTAAAACTATGATAGCCGTCTTTGTTGGTGGTGGAGGAGGTGGAGGTTCCGCTAGTTACTTTAGTGATGATGACGATCCAAGTACAACTGGATATGGTGGTGCTGGTGGTACTGGTGGAGTTAAGTTTTATAGAACTAATCCCAATGGAGCTCACAATTATTCATATAGCGTTGGTGGAGCTGGTGGACAATCTCAGAATGGTGGAGATACTACCTTTGCTGGAAGTACAGCAGGTGGTGGCGGTGGTGGTGCAAGTGTAGGTGCTAGTGGAAATGGTTCTGGTGGTTCTGGTGGTTCTGGTGATATGCCAGGAAAGTCAGGTGGAACTGGAGGAAATAATAGACAGTCATTTACTCCTTTCTTTGGTAAGTATGGTGCTAATGGTATTGGTAGAATTGGAAATGGAGCAGGCCCAACAAATGGTGAAGGTGGTGCTATTTGGATTCTAGAACTTGGAACTTAAATTTTTATTGTGAGATATATTAAAAATCCACTCAATGAGGTGGAGGTTGAACAAATTATTAAATATCTTGTACCATGTTGTGAACATTTTAAATCATTTGCTATGTGGGATAATGATAATAAGAAAAATATTGTAGAAGTACCTGATTGGGAAGAAAAAATAAATGAAGATGCTTTCTTAGAACTTTATAATAAAAAAGAACCACAAGACGGCAATAATAGTAAGAATTTATTTAAAAATGATTTAGATGAGGTGGGATTGAAACATTGGATTGATGGAGTTATAAAAGTATTATCAAAAAAGTATCAACCAATTACAATAAGGGGTACTTTTTATTATCCACCTACGGGATACATGGGGTGGCATACTAATGCCAATGCTCCAGGTGAAAGATTTTATATTACTTGGGCTAGTGAGGATAAGAAATCATTCTTTAGATACTATGATAATGAAAAGAATGAAATAATCACTGACTATGATGATAAGGGACTCACTATAAGACAATTTACAATACCAAAATCAGCACCTCATTTCTGGCATTGTGTTGGTAGTGAGTGTGATAGGTTTAGTTTTGGGTTTATGGTTGGAAGTGATGTAACATTAGATTTTGATATGTATCAAAAAATACTTGATGGACTTGGAGATAAGGATATAACTGAATATATTAATAAGTTAGTACATGAAAAACATAGTTAGTATATTTGGTGGACATGATGCTAATATTACATTCTTTAATGGACAATATCATATCATTGAGATTGAAAGACTTGTAAAGGAAAGATATGCCAATCTGTATAGTGATGATTCAGTTAACATTGATGATATACTTAAGGAGTGCCAAAATATTGCTACTAAATTCTGGGGTATAGAGAATGATTATGAATGTGTTTTAATCAATAGTCAGTGGAAGAAACCTAGATCATTAATTGAAAATGTTTTTAAATCTGATAAGTATCTAACACTAACTAATCATCATTATACACACGCTTACTCTGCTTTTTATCAGTCGCCATATAAAGAAGCATTGATTTTGTCTTATGATGGTGGTGGAGAAAAAGAATATTTTAATTTTTATTCAGGGAATTGTAATGGTATTACTTTATTGAATAAAATTCCTATCAACATGGGACAAGGATATTGGAGAAGTGCATCTTTAATTAAACAGATTACAGAGAGAAGTAAAGATAGAAGATCTTATCCTGGTAAATTGATGGGACTTGCTGGATATGGAACTATAAAGAAAAAAATGTTACCTCATCTTCGTCAGTTCTTTGAAACAAGAGATGGAAAGATATTGAGTATGATAGAAGGTTGTAATTATTATCAAGGAACTGGTGGTGAGAATTTTGCAGCAACAATACAAAAAACTCTTGAGGATATATTATTTGAAGAATTAGATAAGTATTATTCTAATATACCATTGGTAGTTACTGGTGGATGTGCATTGAATGTTATTATTAATGAGAAGATTAAAGATAGGTATAAGAGAGAAGTATATGTTCCACCAAATCCGCATGATGGTGGGTTATCATTAGGACATATGTTCTGTTATCAGAAACCAGAGAAAAGAGTTGATGTTACTTATAATGGATTACCATTACTTGATAGAGATAAGTTAAAGGATTATAATACTAAGAAGGTTACTAAAAAAGATATTGCTAGATTACTTAAGGATGGTAAAATAATAGGATTAATATATGGTGATTCTGAGGTTGGTCCTCGTGCATTAGGTAATCGTTCAATTGTATGTGATCCTAGTATTCCTGAGATGAAAGACATATTAAACTCTAAAGTCAAATATAGAGAATCTTATAGACCCTTTGCACCTTTCTGTAAAAAGGAAGATGCACATAAGTACTTTGAGTCTAGAGACTTTGAAAATATGGAGTATATGAGTTTTGCTGTTAAGGTTAAAGTAGATACTCTTCCATCCATTACTCATGTAGATGGTACTGCAAGACTACAAACGGTTACAGAAGAATCCCATTCACATTTCTATGAATTACTTACTGAGTTTGGTAAGATTTCTGATACAAATGTGTTATTGAATACTTCATTTAATACTAGAGGTAAACCAATATTATCTAGAATATCTGATGCTGTTAAAATATTGGATTACGTTATAGTGGATGATTATATTATGATAAATAGCTAAAAATTATATTGTTTAGTGGCAGCGTTTAATTTTCCAGATAGTCCTAATACTAATGACACTCATACTGAAAACAGTATTACGTGGAAGTGGGATGGTTTTGTCTGGAGAAGATTAAGTGGTGTTGGTGCACCAACAGGGCCACAAGGTGCTCAAGGTATTCAAGGGCATCAAGGATTCCAAGGGCATCAAGGACATCAGGGACATCAGGGACACCAAGGGCATCAAGGACATCAAGGTGTTGATGGAAATGCTGGTAATGTTGGAGCTCAAGGATCTCAAGGACATCAAGGACATCAAGGATTCCAAGGACACCAAGGTATTCAAGGACATCAAGGAAGACAAGGTTCTCCTGGAAACAATGGTAATGATGGTACTGATGGAGCTCAAGGGCATCAAGGGCATCAAGGATTCCAAGGGCATCAGGGGCATCAAGGACATCAAGGTGTTGATGGAAATGCTGGAAATGCTGGAGTCCAAGGACCTCAAGGACGACAGGGTGCTGATGGAAACTTTGGTGGAGCAACATTTGAATATCAATTTACTGATGCAACAGTTGGGAATAATACCAATATTACTCCAGGTAAATTAGCATTTAATAATTCAAATATACCTGATGCAACTCAATTGTTTATTGATGATCTTGATGGTGGGGATACTAATACTGATATACAAACATTTTTAACAACGATTGATGACTCTACCTCTACAATTAAAGGTCATTTTAGAATATCTAATAAACTAGATGCTGATGATTTTGCATTATTCACTATTTCTTCAACAACTAGTGCAAATAGTTTTTGGACAGTAACTTGTGCACATCTTTCTGGTAGTGCAAGTTCATTTAGTAATAACGAAGATGTAATAATAACTTTTGCTAGAACTGGTGATAAAGGAGATATAGGTGTTCAAGGGCATCAAGGATTCCAAGGACACCAAGGAAAACAAGGTTCTCCTGGAAATCTAGGTGCTCAAGGACATCAAGGACATCAAGGATTCCAAGGACATCAAGGATTCCAAGGACACCAAGGACATCAGGGACATCAGGGACACCAAGGATTCCAAGGACACCAAGGAAAACAAGGTTCTCCTGGAAACAATGGTAATGATGGTAGTGATGGAGCTCAAGGACATCAGGGACATCAAGGATTCCAAGGTATTCAGGGACATCAGGGACATCAGGGACACCAAGGATTCCAAGGTATAGGACATCAAGGTACTGCTGGTACACTTGCTACTAACTATACAAATAGTCTTTCAAATTCAGTTCAAAGAACCATTCAATCGAAGTTTGATGATTTCGTAAATATATTAGATTTTGGTGTAGAGGAGGGAAGTTCAAAGAGTAATACAGTTAGAACTAATAATACTACTAGATTTGAAAATGCTCTCGCTCATGAAAAAAGAATTTATATACCAGCAGGAACATATGAATTTAATGATGAAATTGATATTGCAAATAAAACTGTTACTCTGTTTGGAGATGGTGAGCGTTTAAGTATTTTAAGTTGGGAAACTGCAACTGGTGCTAATGGAATTCATTGGTCTACAAATAATCCAGAAAGAACTCTTACAGTAAGAGATCTTAAATTAAGAACATCTGCAGATAAATCTGGAAGTCCAATTTATGCACAAGATACCTCAACTAATGGTGGAACAATTAATCCAAATGTAGTTATTGAGAATGTTGTTGCAGAATATAATGGAAACACAAGTAGGTGGCAAAAAGGATTTCATCTTGAAGATTGTCGTAATGGTTATTGTAATAGAGCAATTTTTAGAGGTAATCCTGCATCAACAAAACAGTCTGATTATGGATTTTTGATGGATGGAAATCAAATAGGTTGTATTGATGTTGTTTTATCTCAATGTCAGGTTTCAGATTTGCGTGGAGATCCTGGTGCTGCATTTTTGATTAGAGGAACATGTGAAGGTATTCATATTCAGAGTTGTATGGCGATTAATACTGATAGAGGTGTACAGAGTGATAATCATCAGAATTCAGGTGGAACTGAAACTGGAGAACCATTTGTTACTGTAAGCGATTGTCATTTTAATGTTCATGAAAAGGGTATATTATTCCAACGTGTTTTCCAATCGTTCATATCTAATAATCACATTCAGGCTTGTGATATTACAACTATTGGATCTCTTGTAAATTGGATGGGAATTGAATTTGCTTCTGCAACTGGTGGTGCTATTAAATGTCAGAATATTCAGATACATCAAAACTTATTTCATGCAGGTTTTAGTGGAAGGAACGCATTAACAGATAGGGGTGCATTTATTAATTTTGCTGAGAATGTATGTCTTGATAACAATCAATTTAAGGAATGTGATGACCCTGTTATTGAAATAACAAATACAGTTAGTAATTCCCAAGTTTTAAATAATAGATTTGATAATTGTGATACTCCTCATATCACAAATAATGGTACAAATGTTATAACAGCAACTCCTGCTGGAGCACAAGGTAATATTGGACATCAAGGTACTGCTGGTACTGATGGAAATGCTGGTAATGATGGAGCTCAAGGACACCAAGGATTCCAAGGACATCAAGGTAGACAAGGTTCTCCTGGAAACAATGGAAACAATGGTAATGATGGAGCTCAAGGACATCAAGGATTCCAAGGATTCCAAGGTAATAATGGAAACAATAGCAATGTAGCAGGACCACAAGGTGTCCAAGGTTCTCCTGGTTCAGCAACATCAGGAATAACTAAAATTGCTATAATAGAGCGTAGAGAAGGTAGTAGTGTTAGTGATTTACCTGCTGTTGCTACAGATACATGGTTCACAAGAGAATTAACTCATAAGAATGATCCTCAGAATTTTGTTACTTTCCCAGAACCTTCTGATACTTCCAGTGATAAGACTCAGTGGTCATTACCTGCAGGTACTTATAGGATAAAATGGAGTGCTCCTATGGTTAGGTGTGATAGACACCAATCAAAATTAGTTTATTCAGTTAATTCTAATTTTGGTAGTTCTACTGACGTTTTCGGATCTTCTGAGCTTATTGAAAATAGTGATAATACTGTAGGAACAAGATCTTTTGGTGAAACTATAGTAACTCTTACCCAAAAAACATGGTTTAAAATTCAGCATATAGTTGGTGGACCTTCTACTGGTTCAATGCACAACTTTAGGGGTGCTACTACTGCTGATACTTTCTTAAGTGGTGGTGCTACAGATCCACCAACTTGGTCAGTTTTTACACAAGTATCCATACAAGACTTAGCAACAGCAGTTGCTTCAACTTCAACAGGAACAACTAAGATTGCAACAGTCAAAGATCAAAGGGCCATTACGGGAAATTCCACGAATGATAATGGAGGGGCTGCTAGTGCAGGTGCTAATAACAGACTTTTAAACACAGTACATGATCCACATAATATTGGTATTTCTCTTCATAGTCCAACTAGTCAGTTTGGAGGTCAGTTCTCATCAATAATTTCAGTTCCTGCAGGTACTTATAGTATTAGATGGTTCTCTCCTGTTTGGAATGTTCATTTACATAATACTACAATATATTATTCTCAAAGTTCTAGCACAAATGCAAGTGGGCGACTTAACAGTAGTGTATCTTCAGTACAGGGTTCTTCTGATTTTGCTGCAACAGAGCAAACTGTTGACGGTGCTGTCGTCAATAATACATCTTCAACTTCATTTGGAAATATTGCTTCTGTAACCTTTTCTGCTACCACTTATGTTCAATTAGTGCATTGGTGCCAACAAGCACAAGCAACATATGGACTTGGTTCTGCTAACTATTCTTCAAATGCTGGTGATTCAGTTTTTGCACAAATAATAATAGAAGACTTAGCAACTAGAGTTGCTCCAGGTGCAACAGGTGCTCAAGGTGTACAGGGTGCTACTGGTTCTGCTGGTACTGGTAAAGTTATAAATGTATGGACTTCTCGTAGGACAACTGCTATTTCTACTCAAAACACTAGTTGGCAAAATATTGGTAATTTGGATGTAACTGTTACTCCTGCCTCTTCTAATAGTAAGTTTCTTATTATGGCTAATGCTAATGCTTCACATACTAACAACAATGGACATGATGGTTTGGTAAGATTAGCAAAAACTGTAGGCGGTACTACCACTGGATTGGGAAATGGTACTGGTGGTACTGGTACTGTTACTGATGCTAATCAAGGTTTCTTACAGGTTGCTGGACAGAATAGTTATTATGAAATGAGTCATGGTGCTACAACTTATCTTGATGCTCCTGGTAATACTAATCAAATTATATATAGAATACAATATAGAAATTGTAATCCTAGTAACACAACGTATATAAATCAAAGAGCTGTAGCTCCAGCAGGTTTCCGATCTGCTTCTAGTATAACAGTTATGGAGTTATCATCATGAGTTTAGATCACGAGGCAATTTATAAAGCATATCCAAATGTTGTCACTATTGATGATGATACGGGTGCTTATGATGAAGCAGGAAGTATAGTAAATCTTGATTTATCAAATATTGCTGCAGCAAGAGTAGAATTAGATAAACTTAATTATAAAAGGGATAGAGTACTTGGTATTGGTACTACTGCTGGATATCCTGATTGGAGGGAGCAAATGGACATGTTGTACCATGATATTAAGAATGGTACTTTAAATACTTCTGGTAAGTGGTATGTTGGAATAACTAGTGTAAAAACAAATATACCAAAACCATCTTAAAAGATGAATAAATAGCTAAAAAAATATTGTATAATGGCAATAAATTTTCCTAATAGTCCATCAGTTAATGACATTCACAGCGAGGGTGGTGTTAGATGGAAGTGGAATGGAAGTTCCTGGACTAGAGCAAGTGGTGCAGCAGTAACTGATACTCTTACAACAGTAAACGATAATTCAACAACAACTTTATATCCAGTAATGACTTCTGGAACAGGAGCTCAGACTCCAAAGGTAGCAACAACTGCGACTAAAAATATATCTTTTGATGCTTCTGATGGAAATTTAACAGTAGGTGGTAATGTTTCTATTGGTGGAACATTAACTTATGAAGATGTAAAGAACGTAGATTCAGTAGGTATTGTAACAGCAAGAGATGGTGTTCAAATAACTGGTGATAACAAGTATCTAAAGATAGGTGCTGGTAATGATATATCAATAGTGCATACGGGTTCTGAATCTTTTATTTCAAACTTAACAGGCCATCTAACACGTAGAAGTGATGTTCATAAGTGGGAAAATTATGCTGGTAGTTCAGAATATGTTCGCATCGACTCAAGTGGAAGATTATTAGTAGGAACAACAAGTAATTCTATTTCAGGTTCTCAAATAGCAGAATTTGATGGAATGACTTATTTCACTAATAATTCTTCTAGTACGGGAACAGTTTATATTAGAAATCAATATTCAAATACAGGATTAGCACAACATATTATATTTACGGATGGTAGTGGAAATAGAGCAGGATTTGGTTTAAATAATAGTGATCAACTTGAAATTCATGGTCATCAAGGAATATTATTCAAATCTGGTGGAACTGTTGGTGGTGGTAGTGAAAAATTTCGCATCACATCAACAGGACAACTTCTTCTTGGTATTAATAATGCAGTTTCATCTGATGTAAACTTCCAATTACATAGTGCAACTTCTGGTACTGGTCCTATTTTCAATATGACTAATGATAGTGGGGATTGTAGAATATTCTTTGGTCAAGATTCTTCTGGTTCAAGTGCAAATGCTCAAGGACAAATAAGATATAATGTAGGAAGTAATTATCTATCAGCATATACATCAGGTTCAGAAAGATTTCGCATCGACTCATCTGGCCATGTAATGATTGGAACAACCACTGAAGGTTATTCTGGAGGAGATAATCTAACAATCAGTACATCTGGTGATACAGGGATGACAATTCGTTCTGGGACAACAAGTCAAGGAACGATTGCATTTTCAGACGCTACTAGTGGTGCTGCCGAATATAGAGGTTATGTTCAGTACTTACATAATGGTGATGCTCTTCTGTTTGGAACTTCATCAACAGAAAGACTTCGCATCGACTCAAGTGGTAACGTGATGATCGGTAGAACTTCTGCCTCGAAAACATTTAGTCTTAGAGAAACATCTACATCAACTGGTGTTCATATAGTTCAAACAATAGGTGGAGCAAATCATGTCTCTGCCTATGCTGTTGGATTAGGTTTTGATCCAGAGGGATATGCAGCAAGAACTAAAATAGCTATTGTTGCTGAAGGAACAGGTGCTGGTTATTCAAGAGGTAAATTACATTTCTTATTAGATTCTACTAATGATAGTGGTGAAGCAACAATATCTGAATCACGAATGACTATCCATGATAGTGGAGATGTTGGGATAAATGTAGTAAGTAATGGAAGAAGTCCACTACATATACATCAACCAGCTTCTGCTAGTACATATTTACATATGACTAACGCTAGTACAGGAAGTACTAATAATGATGGTTTTAGTATATACGTTGCAACTGATGGACAGACATTTTATCGAGCAAGAGAAAGTGCAGGAACACATAGATTTTATACAAACGGTTCAGAAAGACTTCGCATCACATCTGATGGTGATTTTGGAACCAATGGTGTAACTCCCACAGCACAAGCAGGAAAGGTTTTCCATCTCCATGCTGGATCCACACAACAGCGATTCCATATGACAAACAACACTACTGGAAGTAGTGCGACTGATGGTTTTGAGATTATTGTTGAAGAGAGTGCAAATGTAAGGATAAGAAACTTTGAAGCTGGTGCTTTGATGTTTGATACTGGTGGTTCAAATAATGAGTGTATGCGTATCAACTCAAGTGGCAAGTTATTAGTAGGTCGTACAAGTGATATCACTATAACTGGTGATGGAAGTTCCCATGTTTTTGAACAGAATACCGATAATGGTTATGCACTTGCTACTCATTCTGATGAAACCAATAAAAGAGGAATAGGAATTTATTACACTAGTAGTAGTGGTGCTTCGGATGCTATTCGTTTTGCGATTCAAAGTACAGCAAAATTTATTGTTTTAGCAAGTGGTAATTGCCAAAATGCTAACAACAGTTATGGTTCAATATCAGATGCATCACTTAAAGAAAATATTGTTGATGCTGGATCACAATGGAATGATATTAAAGATATTAAAATAAGAAACTTTAATTTTAAAGAATCTAGTGGTCAAGAAACTCATAAACAAATAGGTGTAGTTGCACAAGAGTTAGAAACAGTTTGTCCAAAACTTGTATCTACTGGTCAAGATGGGTTGAAAAATGTCTCATCTTCTGTTCTTTATATGAAGGCAGTGAAAGCATTACAAGAAGCAATGACTAGGATTGAATCTCTTGAAGCAGAAGTTGCTGCACTTAAATCTGCCTAATAAATAATACGCCTAAACCTGTTTAGTTCGGAGGACTTCCCTAATGGCGATTACAAAAACAATAGTTGACGATAAAATTGAAATCGTTACAGAATTTAAACATCTACAAATTAGACAAGCGACTATAATTAAAGAAGATGGAACGGAATTAAGTCGTTCATTCCATCGTAGAATGGTACAATGTGGATATATAGATGAATCTGATAATTTTGTAATGACAGACATTTCATCAGAGACTGACGAAATAAAAGTACTTGCTGGTGTTGTTTGGACTCAATCAGTCAAGGATGCATGGAAAGCAAAGTTGATTGCCGATAAACAACTTAGTTGACAAAACCCATAGTGTCATATATAATGCTGGTGTTCAAGGGACTGCTATGTCTGATGAGTTTTTGACGAAGTGTGTAATAGATACGTTGAGACGTACTGTTTACATCTATTCCAGTGAAGGTGACAAAAAAACTATCGAGTGTGATACAGTTGATGAGTTTATGAATGTTTTGGCATTTGTTCGTGCAACAGCAGACGAGGACATTATTTCATATGCGGAGCCAGCATGAGTGAAGATGAATTGAGAAGATTAGAAAATCTTCATGATGATTATCGTCGTCAGGTTAAAGAAGATAAAGAATCTGATGAAGAAGAATGGATTCGTCTTCAAAGAACTGGAGGTGGGGCAGAGACTTAATCTCTGCCTAACTAAATAGAACATAGAAATATCTTGTCAAAAATAAAGCGATGCCTCTTAATAAGCTAGAGAATTTTATAAAGAATACCGAGGGTCGTATTCTTTATGTTAACCCAAGTGATCTTGATTCGACTGATGCTATCGAGAATCAAGGTAATTCACTGACGAGACCTTTTAAGACGATTCAGAGAGCATTGTTGGAAGCAGCAAGATTCTCATGGGTTAAAGGGAATGATAATGACATAATAGAGAAGACAACTATACTCTTATATCCTGGAGAACATATTGTTGATAACCGTCCAGGATTTGGTATTAGAACTAATGGTACTCAAGCAAGAGCAATATCACCGTCAGGTGGAGATACTTTAGCATCTACTGAATTAACTCTTACTTCATCATCTAATTTTGATTTAACACAAGAAGATAATATACTTTATAAATTTAATAGTATTTACGGTGGTGTTGTTGTACCTAGAGGTACTTCACTTGTTGGACTAGATTTAAGAAAGACAAAAGTACGTCCTAAGTATGTACCTAACCCAACTAATACTGCATTAAAATCATCTGCTATCTTTAGAATTACTGGTGGTTGTTATTTCTGGCAGTTTACTACATTTGATGGTGATGAAAATAGTTTAGTCTATACTGATGATAAGGATTTTACTTCTGCCAACCAAGCAACTCCAAAATTTTCACATCATAAACTTACTATTTTTGAATATGCTGATGGTATTACTACACCTGCAGGTTATACATTAACTGATTTAGAGCAGTATTATAGTAAATTATCTAATGCATTTAATCCTGCATCTGGTAGAGATATTGATCAAAAGTATCCATTAGTTCCTGGTGGATTTGCACCACAACGTCCAGAATATGAAATTGTTGGTGCATTTGGAACTGATCCAATTGGTATTTCTAATATTATATCTGGAAATGGTGCAACTCCTGGAAGTGTTGTTACAGTTACAACTTCTATTCCTCATGGATTAAATGCTGGTACTCCTATTAAGATTAGAGGAGTTGATGTTGCTGATTATAATATTTCTACAATCGTTACTGATATTGATGTAACTGATGATAAAGTATTTACTTATTCATTACCATTTGTAAGAGCAAATTTACCAGCATCACCTGGTTCTTCTGGTGCAACAGTTACTATTGAGACTGATACTGTATCTGGTTCTTCCCCATATATCTTTAACTGCTCTTTACGTTCTGTATGGGGTATGAATGGTATGCACGCTGATGGTGCTAAGGCAACTGGTTTCCGTTCAGTTGTTGCTGCACAGTTCACTGGTGTATCACTACAGAAAGATGATAGAGCATTTGTTAAGTATAATAAAACTAGTCGTACTTATAATGAGATTACAACTACTTTAGTAACTGGAGCAGATCTTGTAAGAGGTGCATCATCAACTAATGAAGATACTGTTTATCATTTAGATAGTGATGCCATTTATAAATCTGATTGGGAAACTATTCATATTAAGGCAACCAATGATGCTGTTATGCAGTTGGTTTCTATCTTTGCTATTGGTTATACCCGTCACTTTGATGTTAGAACGGGTTCTGACTACAGTTTAACTAACTCTAACTCCAACTTTGGACAGTTATCATTAGTATCTACTGGATTTAAGAAAGCAGCATTTACTAAGGATGATAAGGCATATATTACATCTATTATTACTCCAAAGGCAATTACATCATCAGAAGAGAATGTTGATTGGCAACAACTAGATGTAACTAAAACTAAATCTGTTGGTAATTCACGTCGTCTCTACATTCATGGATTTGATAATGAAGACATTAAACCACCTGTAATCCTTCAAGGTTATAGATTAGGTGCTAAAGTTAATGAGTCTTTGTATCTTGAAAATGCAGCAGGAAATATAATTAGTAGTCCCATTTATATGAATGATGATTACAGTTCTTTTAAGAAATATACTGTAACTACAATATCAAATAATGTATTAAATATTGGAACTAATCATCTTGCAGATGGTGAAAAGGTTATTATTGTTGCTGATGATGGAGATCTACCAGAAAATATTGAAGCACATAAGGTATATTATGTGACAGGAAGAACTTCAGTTACGATTAAATTAGCATCATCATTAACTAATTCTAGTACTAATACAGCAATTACTTTATCTGATTATACTGGTAGTTCATTACAAATTATTAGTAGGGTTTCTGATAAATCTGCTGGAGATATAGGACATCCAGTTCAGTGGGATGGTTCTCATTGGTACGTTTACACTGAGAATAATAGTGACATATACAATGAAATTAATTCAAATCAAACTGGTGCAACAACAAAGATTTCATATATTAAAAGAATTGAAGATAGCAGAAGTCTTGATGAAAAACTTTATAAACTAAGAGTTGTTATTCCTCAAGAATTTAGTAACTCTAAGAATCCAGAAGAAGGATTCATTATTCAAGAATCAAGTACAACTGGACTTCGTAGTGATACAGATGCTGCTAAGTCCACTCTTACTGGTGCGGATTATGATTGGAATAGGAATCCAAGATTCATTGGTACATGTACTTCAGCATCTAATACTGTTACAGTTATTGCTGAACAACCACATGGATTAAATGCTTGGGATCAAATTATTGTTAAGAATGTAACTAGTGACACTAACCCTACTGGTGTAGGAAATTCTGGATATAATGGTACGTTCCAAGTAAATGGACTTATAGATGATAAGACATTTACTTATTCTACTACTGATGTTGATGGTAATTTACATGATGTTGGAACATCTGATAGTAGTACAACTTCTAGAACAACCGATTTACCTAGATTTGAAAGAAATGATTGTCAAGGCAATTTCTATATCTATAGAAATGAAGTAATTACACCATATATTAAAGATACTCAGGATGGTGTATATCATTTATATGTTCTTAATGCAGACAACAATGTTGGAGTAGCATTTACTCATGTTGGATATAGTCAGAATGTAACAGATTTGTATCCACAACAAGATAAGGATAATCCTAATGATAATCCTAATGCAAGTAAAACTTATGCAAATCGTTCTCCATTAGGTTCAGTTGTAACTGATGATCTAAGAAATAGTATTACTAGAGAGACAGTTGATAAGTTCCTTAAGAATTTCCATATTGTCAATACTATTAGTAATGTATCAACGTCAGGAGGTACTGCTACATTAACATTTGATAGGGAACATAATCTTAGTGGTATTGTTACTGCAAGTATCAATAATGCTGGTAGTAGTGGTACACCAGGAACATATCAGAATGTTAAACTTTATAATGATGGTACAACGACATGGGATGGTGCATTAGCTAAAGTTATTGTTAATAATAGTGGTGCAGTTTCTAATGTTGAAATTACTTCTGGTGGTTCTGGATATGCTAATGGTGAGACATTAGATTTTGATACTTCATCTCCAAATGCACCAATAGGATTAAATGGTGCTGATATTACAATTAATACTGCTGGACTTTCTGCTGTTACCAACCATACTGTTCAAATTACTGGTATTGGAACAACTGCTAGTGGATATTATAGAATTACTTCAGTTCCATCTAAGACTCAAGTTGCTATAGCAGTTACTGCTGCTGATAGTGTTGCTGCAGGGCAGTACATGCTCAATGTTGGATTATCTCTATCTGTAACTACATCTTTGAGTGCAGGTGTTAGAACATTTACTTCAACTACCCCACATGGATTAAAAGTTGGAAGTGGATTTAAATTTGTAGATGCTAGTGATAACAATAAAGGAGAATTTATTGTTAAGAGTGTAACTAGTACTACCGTATTTACTGCTGAAGATGCACTTAACTCAACTAGTTCTATTAGTGGTAGAGTTCATCGGTTTGCTTTATCTGCTAATGATAAAACATCTGATAGTAGTGGAGAAAACTTAGGATCAAGAGCATTTACTCTTTATGGTAATGAAGAAGCGAAATTGCAGGATGCACTCAACAATACTGCTAATAACAATAAAGTTGCTTTTGATGCCCATACTGCTACTACAGTACTAAGATTTGAATTAGGTTCTTATATTCAGATTGATGAAGAGATTATGAGAATTGTTTCATCAGCACTTGATGGTTCAGGTTCAGATGAGTTAAAAGTAATTCGTGGTGCTTTAGGTACTTCTGTTGTTGCACACGTTGCTGGTTCGTTAATTAGAAAGATTAAACCAAGAGCAATAGAATTTAGAAGACCTTCTATTATTCGTGCATCAGGACATACATTTGAATATATTGGTTATGGTCCAGGTAACTACTCAACTGGTATTCCACAGGTTCAGGTTAAGACACTATCTGAGGATGAGGATTATTTAGCACAGGCACAAGAAAGAGATTGTGGTACTGTTGTTTACACTGGTATGAACAGTAAGGGTGACTTTATTATTGGTAATAAGAAGATTAATTCTTCTACTGGACAAGAGAAGACATTTGATATTCCAGTACCAACTGTAACTGGACAAGATCCTGCTAGACTATCTGTTGTATTTGATGAAGTTATTGTTAAAGAGAGACTACTGGTTGAAGGTGGTAACTCTGGTACAATTCTATCTGAGTTTGATGGTCCCGTTAACTTTAGTAAGAATATCAAGATAGGTGGTAATCTTACTGTTGTCGGAACAGTTAAACAAGGTGGCAGTATGGAAATTACTGAAACTACAGATTCTTTTGATAAGGATAGTGGATGTTTAGTTCTTGAAGGTGGACTTGGTATAGAGAAGAGTGTTAATATTGGTTATGGTTTACAAGTTGGAACTGCTGCAACTGTTGGTGGTGCATTTAAAGCAAATAATACTGTTACAATAACTGGACAGTTAAATGCTAATGGTGGTATTGTATGTGATACTAATAAGTTTACTGTCGCAGACACGAGTGGTAATACATCTATTGCTGGTACTTTAGGTGTAACTGGTACTACTACTTTAACTGGTGAAGTAACAGTTAATACTGGTATTATTCCTGATGCTGATGAAGGTGCTTATCTTGGTTCTTCTTCAAAACCATTCTCTGATGCACATATTGGTGAAATTAGAATTGCTGATGGTTCGAATGATAATGAAATTGATACTGCTTCTGGTGGTTTAACACTTGATTCTGCTACTGGTACAACAACCATTGACGATAATTTAGTTGTCAGTGGAGGATTAGATGTAAATGGTACAGGAACCCATACCCTTGCTGGACCTCTTGAAGTTAGTGGTTCAATAAAAGCAATTAATTCTGATATTATTGCTTATGCCTCTTCTGATGAAAGATTAAAAGAGAATGTTAAACCTATCGAGAATCCAATTGCTAAACTTCTTAATTTAAGTGGTAACACTTATACATGGAAAGAAGGATGTGCTTTTAGTGGTGATGATACTGGTGTTATTGCACAAGAGGTTGAAGCACTTGGATTACCTGGTGTAGTTGAAACTAGAGCAGATGGATTTAAGGCAGTTAGGTATGAAAGACTTGTTCCACTTCTTATAGAAGCAGTTAAGGATCTAAACGCTAAGGTAGATACTTTAGAAGCAATGGCACATCCGAAACCAACTGGGAAAACTCAAAAGAGGAATGAGGATAGATTAGATGCTCTTGAAAAAAAGGTTGATGATTTGAGTTAATTTATGCAAATTTTTAATATTTTCCCCACCACAATATATGTTGGGGAAGTGACTGAACATGAAAAACATAAAGAAGAGTTCTACAAGGTGTATCCTAAGTATGACTATGAGGAGACTTGTATTGACAATACTGTTAGTGAGAATATAGGTAATCCCTTTATTCATTTAGAGGATACACTGGATCCTCTATTTCAACAGATTGCTGCTCATGCTAGGAAATATACTTGTGAAGTTTTAGGGTATAGGGATATATTTAACTATGTAATTACTAAGACTTGGTTATCAAGGTCTAGAAGAGCTACTGATGAAATAAGGTGGCATATACATTCCACCAGTCATATATCATTTGTATATTATGTCAACATACCACCTAACTCTCATGTATTAGAGTTTGATAATACATGTACTAAGAATGATTTATTTAAGACTATGAATGTTGAGGATGAGGATGATAAACCTAACAGAACAATGGTAGAAAATTATAATCCACTTAATGCTGAGACATTTTACATATCACCACTTGAAGGAAGTGTTGCAATGTTTCCTAGTAGTTTGTCACATAATACAAAGTTTAAAGGTGATAAGTTTGAAGGAGAGAGACTTGGTATTGTTGGAGATATAACTTTAATGCTTAAGGAAGATCAATTACATTACTCTATGGGATACATTGATAATAAATACTGGAAGAAATACTAAATAACTAGAAAGAGTAATAATGGCAATTAAAGGATCTGGTACTTCATTATCATTTAGTGAAATTAGAACTGAGTTTGGTCCTAATGTAGGTTCTACTGGGGTTAGTTTAGGTAGATATAGGAATTCTGATTCGAATTTTAGTAATAAGAATGTAGGTTCTCTTACTGATTTGCCTTTAGATACTGGTATACCTAAAACTGGACAAATTAAGGTAAGTGATTTTTATAGTAAGAAATTAAATATTATTGTTGATTTTTATTCTGGGGATACAACAACTCGTGTAAGTGCTAGTGATAGATATGGTGTTTCTGGTGGAACTAAAGTAGTTGGTGGATATACTAGTAGACCTTCTAGTCCTGCTGGAAAAAGAGTCATTGTTAATGTTAATAAGAAAATTGGTTCTGAGACAGGAGGTAATGATAGATGTGCATTAAGAACTGGTGGTTGGCCCTTAGATAGTTCTTTAGAAATTGAAATTGGTACAAACGGAAAGATATATGGTGCTGGTGGTGATGGTGGTACTGGTGGTAGTGGTGGTAATGGTAACGGTAGTAATGGGGAAGCAGGTAGTAGTGCATTAGGTGTTGAAACTTCTAGATTAACTAAAATTAACAACTTAGGTCGCATCCAAGCAGGATATGGTGGCGGAGGTGGCGGAGGCGGTAAGAGTGAAAGACGTAAAAGTGGTAAGAAAAGTAGTAGACGACATTCTTCCACTGGTGGTGGAGGCGGTGCAGGTGCTGGTTATCCTAATGGAAATGGTGGATCTCCTGGATCTGGACAACAAAATGAGGGTACAACAGGTTCAGCAGGTGGAGATGGTACTGATAACACATCTGGAGCTAGAGGTGCTGGTGGTGTTGATGCTGGTTATGGTGGTAAAGGTGGTGTAGTAAACAATAGTTCAACAAAAGGAGAAGATGGACAATCCACTGGTGGTTCAGGAGGAACTGCTGGAAATAATGGATATGCTATAATGACTTCACAAGGTTCTCTTCCAACCATAACAGGTAATGCAGTGATAGGGAGAACGATAACCAATTCAAATCCACAATAAATGCTACCAAATATATTATTCAAAGTAATTTCAAACAACCCGACACGTAAACAGATGACGGTGAAGTTTTGTCGTGAAAATGCACCCGAATCTATCGAGAATTATGAGACTTATAATATATCTTATAGCAATCTAGATTTTAGTAGTTCTAATGCTTTAATTGAAAGTATTCGTTCTGTTGGTAGTGGTATTGCACAACAACAATTTCTTGATGAACCTATACTTGAAGAGAATAAATCTAATAATAATGATATTGATTCTATTGACATAGAAGATTATGTTGGTAAATTAGTATCAGTTTCCTTTAATGCTACTGAAGAAATGAATGAGGTTGAATTATGACTACATGTAGAAGATTTCATAGAGAGTGTCCTGAATTTAGTATTTGTGTTAATATTGGAAAAAAGGATTATGTTTTAGCAGAACATCCATCTGATACTAATACAATATTTTATTATGTTATTAAGGGTAGTGGTAAACTTGGTAAGATGTTTTCTGAAGATTCTGTAACACTTAAAGAAACAGATTTTTTTGATGTAAGGGATACATTATATGATTATAGGACATTTCATGGACTTGAAGATTTCCATGTAGTTGGTTTTAATACTAATGAAAAGAGTCAAAGATGGGATGGTAGATTAGTAACAGAAAATGAATTAGATATAAGGAGTATGTATGATACTCCAAAAATGAGTAATAAAAGAAACTTTCTTGTGTGTTTTGATGGTAAACCTGTGGTAAATGGTAAAATATTAAAAAGGTATGATTATTCTGAAATATATCCTACCAAGACATATAATATTGAACATAGTGGAATATTGGGTTTATTTACTAAACTATGAAGTTGTGATAAATAGGTAAAAGAACTATTTTAGATGCTATAGAATGGCGAATATTAGAAAGACATTCAACTTCCGCAATGGTGTTCAAGTTGATGAAGACAATTTTATAGTTGATCCCCTGGGCAAGGTGGGAATCGGTACCACCGTACCTGATGAATTTTTGGATGTTAGAGGTGATGTAAAGGTTGTAGGGATAATAACTTCACAAAGTATTGAAACTAGGAATGTAAATGTTGCTGGTGTAACTACATTTAGTGGTAATACTCATGTGGGTAGTGGTATTACAATGTATCCGTCTTCGGGTATTATTAGTGCTACAAGATTTTATGGAAATGCAAGTAGTTTAAGTAATCTTCCTACATCACAATGGATTAATGTTGCTGGTGCAGGACTTACAAGTATATACAATCAAGGATTCGTTGGTGTTTGTACAAATAATCCAAAGTTTACATTCCAAGTAGGTGGTAATGATACTTTAGGTTCATTTGCTAATGGAGTTGGTATTAATTCTAGTGGTGGTATTGTAGCAACAGGAGTTGTTACAGCAACTAAATTTGTTGGAGATGTTGTAGGTGCAGTAAGTGGTGGTATAACAGGAGATATAAGTGGTAATGTTACTGCAACTTCTGTAGGAAGTACATCATTAACTGTTACTGGTGTTTCTACATTTGCTGGTGGTGTTAATTTTGATAACGCAAGTGATGCTGGTAAAGATGTTGAGTGGCAACCCACGAATGATAGATTATCCTTTATGGATGATGTTAAAGCAACATTTGGTAATGGTGCAGATTTAGGCATATATCATATTGGTGTAGGTAATACTTCTTACATTGATAATTCTGGTAGTGGTAAACTTTTCATAAGAAATGGTACAAGTAATGATATTCATATTGAAGCACAGAATGATAAGTCTAGTATTATTTGCAGGAATGATGGGAAGGTAAAAATATATTATGATGGAGTTGAGAAGGTTGCTACAGGTGTGGAAGGTATTACAGTAGTAGGTGTTGCCTCTGCAGCACAATTTACTGGTGATGTTCATGCTGGTATAGTAACTGCAACAACTAGGTTAGAAGTCGCCAAACAGGGTATTGGTACTGCATCACCACAGAGTCAATTGCATGTATTCACTCATTCTGGTATATCATCTATTCAAGTAGAGAGTGGTTCTTCTGAAGCAATTATTAGTTTAGGTAAATTTGCAAATCAAAAACAAACTTCTGCTGAAATAGTATTTGGTAAGATTAGTGGTGGATTAAATTACAGTAACTCTGCATCACTTGATATTATCAATTATGATAATGGTAATGTTAATAATATTATTGATCTAGGTTCTGCTGCTGGAACTAATGCTGTTAGAGGAAATTGGAATTGGATGTCTGGTGCAGACATTAATAATCCTAGAATGACATTAACCCATGAAGGTAATTTGGGTATAGGTAAAACTAATCCAGCAAGAGCACTTGATGTGGTTGGTATTTCAACATTTGCTAATGACTTATTTGTTGGTGCTAATAGTTGGGTTAAAGGTAATCTTAATGTTATTGGAAATTTAGTTGTTACTGGTACAACTGATATTGATATTGCTGGATTAAATGTAAATGCAACTACAGGACATTCTAAGGTTAAGAATTTAGATGTAACTAATAATTTAAATGTTACTGGAATTACAACATTTAATGATAATGTTGGAATTGCTGGTACCGTAGGTAGTGGTAATTGGTTCCATGTCAATCCTGATGGGCATGTTGCTATTGGAACTGCAACTTTTGCGAATGCACCTACTGTTGGTTTAGATGCAAGACACACTCAATTCATTGCTCAAGGTATAGGGATAGGTCGTTCGGAATTAACAGCATCAGTTGACTTCTCTATGGCAGGTAGGGCACATGATGATGTTATTGTACCTGCTGCTCTAGCAGGTAGAATGTATATGTACCCACCAAAGGTTAATGGTGACGAAAGAGATAATGACTTAATAGGTCTTACTGGTGGTGCAATAGTATATAATACTGATAATAATTCTCTTCAAGTATATAATGGTAGTTCATGGACTAATCAGGCAGCAGGTGGAGTAACTACATTAAATGGATTATCTGATGTAACCATTAGTGGTAGTCCATCAACAGGACAATTCTTGAAATATACTGGTTCTGGATGGGAAAATGCTACTGGTACTATTGGTACTCTTAATGATCTTTCTAATGTTACACTCTCATCACCACAGACTAACCAAGTATTAAAATATAATGGTTCTGCATGGGTAAATGCTGCAAGTCCTGGTGGACTTGCTGATGTTGTTAGTGATACAAGTCCACAACTTGGTGGTAATTTAGATACTAATACCAAGAATATTACATTTGGTGATAGTAGTGGTGCAACTGTTAATAGACTTACCTTTGGTACTGTTCCAGATATGTCTATATTTCATGATACATCAAACTCTATTATTAGAGAAAGTGGAACTGGAGGACTTTATCTTCAAAGTGAAAATAATGTCTTCATTAGTAAAGAATCAGGAAATTCCAATGATGTAATTGCTGATTTTAATGCTCAAGGTGCTGTAAGTCTTTACTATAATACTGCATCAGCAGGAAGTTCTTCTAAGAAATTTGAAACTACTTCTACTGGTGTTTCAATAAGTGGAAATATTACTGCAACTGGTAATGGTGTATTAAAATCTAGATCTACCGTAACAGGAACTGCAACTAACCTTGCTTCAGGTTCTGCAGTAGATGTAGATATTACGGGAGCATTTAAATCATATGCTTTATTGAAAGTTGCTATTAATCGTCCAGCATGGGTAGTTCTATATACAAATGATACAACTAGAACTGCTGACGATAGTAGAAACTCAAGCACAGATCCTACACCAGGTTCAGGTGTAATTGCTGAAGTAATCACAACTGCTTCTGGTGCAAGTACATTTGTTATGACACCAGGTGTTATTGGATGGAATGATGATGGAACTCCAGCAACAACAATTTATGCAAAGGTTCAAAACTTAGATAGTGTTTCTAGAACTATCACAGTAACATTAACATTATTACCATTAGAGGTATAGACGTAACATGGCAAAAATTGCAGTAGATGTTTTATTAGTCGATGGGACTAATGAAGAGACTTTTATTAGTAGTTTTGATGATATTCCTGAAGTTGAATTAAAGAATAGACTGCCAAATAGTCCAACTCTTCTTGTATTAAAAGTAGAAGAATCTTATATCTCTACTCTTGAAAGTGATTCGAGAGTTGTTTCTGTTGAGATTGTATTACCTTCCTTTTTACCAATAGCACCAATACATGATTCTGAACAATATGCAGAACGGAATAAAATAATTGCAAAAGAAATAGAATTATTACCTAAAGAACCAGAGGGTTCTGATGTTAAGAAAGAGTATAATGTTACATGTAGTAATAAATCTGATTGGGATTTTATTCGTGAGGAATTAGAAAAAGATGGTTCAATAGAAGATAATATTCCAACACCTAATTGTCAGTGTTTTAATGAATGTCTTCAAAGTGATGTAAGAGGATCATTTTTATTAACTGATAATGAAGCAGATGAACTTAGAAAAAATCCTAAAGTAATAAATGTTCATATTGAAACAAGAGCATATCCTGGTACTTATCCTCGTTTTGGTTCTGATTTCACTGAAGCGAAGGAATATAGATATGCGTCTACTGTAAAACATCAAAGAGATTGGGATAGTAGTGGTATAACACCATCAACACCAAATAAAAGTCTTGAAAATAGGTGTAGTTCTCAATTAAAGAGGCATATGCAGAAGGCAGATCCTTGGCAAGTTGTTTCTAATGATGGACAAGTATTTGATGATAGAATACAACAGCATGGTACTGGAAAGGATGTTGATATAATTGTTTGTGATGAGAATGTTTGGTTTGGTCATATTGAATTTCAAAATGATTACGATACAAATAATAATAGTGAAAGTATGACTGCACCATCAAATTATACTGGTGGTAATGTATTAAAAAGTGGTCATGCTACTTCTGCTACAAATGGAACATGTGATATTTTAGATTTAGTCTTAGATGCTCCATATTATATTGATCCTGCTTGGTTTGAAGCAGATGCTAGTAATAGATTAGTAGTTCGTTGGGATGGTACAACTGTTCCTAGTGAATCAGCAGCAAAGGCATGGTGGTCTAATGGTAGTAGTAGATCTAGTCAATTTCTTAATTCAGGTACAGTTTCTTCAAGTACATTAAGTTCTTATACAAGATTAAAATGTAACGGAAGTAATGTATCAAGAAATACTTCGAGTGGAACACATGGAACACCTTGTATGTCACAGGCATATGGGAGACAATATGGATGGGCATATAATGCTAATAAATGGTTTCTTAGTACAATAAGTAGTAATTCTCCATCTTTTGAAGCATGTTTTGATATGCAAAAGATATTTCATCAAACAAAACCAAATAGACCATCTGATAATACTAAAAATCCAACAGTTAGTTCAAATAGTTGGGGATTGAGAATAGCACCACTTAGTTCTGGATGGTATTATTTTAGACCTTCTGCTATTGATGGATCAGTTACAGGTGTTCAGTATATTACTAGACCTGCATTTTTGGATAATTTTACTGGTGATGGTACTAATGATAGAGGAGGAGAGTATGAGAGTACAGGAGCAACAATGATAGCAGGTAAGGAAATGGTTGATGCTGGTGTTATTTTTGTTTGTTCAGCAGGTAATAATTGCCAAAAAAATGTTCATAGTAATCATCCCGATTATAATAATTATTTTGCTTCATCTTCTTCTACATCATATGAGAATTCTAAACGTTGGACTGGTTATAGTGATGATCTAAATGGTGCTAAAGAATATGGTTCTACCAGTCGTAGATCATTTCCAGGACAGATAGGTATTGATAGAACTACTACACCATATACGTACAAAACTCTCTATATTGGTTGTATTGATGATGTGTTTGATGGTAATGGGAAAGAACGGAATGTATATTACACTAATAAAGGTGAAGGGATAGATGGATGGACACAGGGTGATGCTACATTAGGAGCAGCATCTTATTTAACTCCTGGTTTTTTGGATGCTCCTGTTTATAATCGTTATGATAAAACTTTTACAATAGCACATGGAAATGATGACAATGATTCTGCTCAGAGAGATACGAGTGATACATCTAATACTACATCTTTAATTTCAAAAGATCAATTTTTTAATGGTACAAGTTCTGCTTGTCCTATTGCTGCTGGTATAATAGCAACTGTATTGGAGACTAATAGAAATTGGACATTTGAAGATGTAAGAGATTGGATGAAGGATGATTGTGGACAAGCAGATACTAATAATTTTTATATGGGAAATGAAGCAACAACTGCTCACGATAGTTATTGGGAAGATCTAAATTCTGCTCAAGGTTATGCACCAACTATATTATGGGATGCTGTACCATCAGCAGGTGGAGGAGGAGGTGGAGGAGGAAATCCTCGTGCTATCCCTGATTACTATTCATTAACAAATAAGACTTTAAAGACTTCTTCTATCACAGGAGATGGAACTAATTATATTTCACTACAACATTACTTGGATAGTGATATTATAAGGGGTGAAGCAAATAAAACCATTGGAGGACATAATTCAGCAGATGATTATCAAAACTTCTCTGGTGTCACATATAAGAGTAGATGGACTGGAAAGTATGTAGATATTGTGACTATGGAGGCAACTACTGTTGCGTCATTTGCTGGTTATCAAGATACACATCCAGATTTTGATAATCCAGATAATACAGGAAATACAAGATGTGTACCTATGAATTGGTCAGGTTGTGAAGGTGCAAGTAACAATCAAGTTAGTAATAATAGTATGTTCTCTGCACATGGAATAGGAGTTCTTAGTGCTGCTGGTGGAATATATGGTGGATTAGCAAAGAGAGCATCTTTAAGAGCATGTTATTGTGGTGATGGTGATGATCAAGTAGAATGTTTTGATGCTATTAAAGCATGGCATAATGCTAAAGGAAACAATTCAGAAACAGGAGTTAAAAATCCAACTATAGTTATTGCAGAGTATCAATGGTTGGCAGATAATTATTATGCAATTAAAGTTGAAGATGTTAATAGTGTTACAGATCCTACAGGTGGAACAACAAGTAAACCTGGTGGTGGATGGGGTTCTGATTTAACTCCATTTACATCAAAAAATATCTATCCATATAGAGTTAAAGATCCAGATGATAATTCATGGCATTGGATGGTAACATTACCATATCAAACTCAACATACTTCTTTAAAGACTGCAATGGATCAAGCGTGGGATGCTGGAATTATTCTTATAAATGCTGCTGGTAACAATGGTGGTGTTTATGTTAAAGAAAATGATGCAAGATGGAATGGAACATATATTGATATTACTTCTGGAACTACAAAATATGATATTCGTTATTCAGAATCTGAAGGTTCTACTGTAACAAAAGGAACGACAAGTACAACTAGATGGTATCCACTTAGAGCATATGGACCACATGGACATGTAAAAAGTATAGACGTTGCTGCTGGACAGAATAGTGAAACACATCCAATTTTAGATGGATATAGTAATAGAGGTCCAGGTATTGATATAACTGGATTGGGTGCAGAAACATATACATCTTATCCAACTACCACAGATAGCAATGGACATAAGTGGGGATTTTTCTCAGGAACCAGTTGTGCTGCTCCTACAGTTGTAGGTAAGGCAGCATGTATATTAGAAAAATATTATACTTATCATGGTTCATTCCCTACTCCTGATCAATTAAAACAAATGCTTCTTGCTCAGTCAAAGGATGTCTTAGCATCTGTTGATTCTACTACATGGAATAATGTTCCAACTGCATCTGATAATGATATTGAAATTTCAGAAAGTATGAGTTCGTCTTCTGTATTGAAAATCAAGACAGGTATATCTGCAAATGGTAGTTTTAGGATGGCAGAATTGGCAGGAACACCCAATAAGAGAGCATATTGGAACGCAAAGGGGTATAAGAGAAGAAGTACAAAGGGTAGAAGACCATTTAGTGGAAAAGTATATCCTAGACGTAACAATAGGATTGAAAAACGTAGTTAAAATCTTAAATCTTATAACTACCTTTGTAGGGGTTTAAGGGACGCACTATAATTCTTTAAGGGAACCAGTCCCAAAACTGGCACAACCACCGTCACAGGTGGTTTTTTAATGCTATAATATATCCATATTAAACAATATGACATGCAGTTACGCCCACATCAGGTAGAAGCGATTACAGCATTAAGTGAGAATAATAAAGGACAAGTTATCATTCCCACAGGAGGTGGTAAGACATTTGTTGCTATTAGTGATGCTGTTAAGAGACTTAAGAATGTTGAAGTTAATACAGACGAACAAGTACCTACCACACTTGTAGTAGTTGCTCCACGCATCCTGTTAGCAGAGCAGTTGAGTTCTGAGTTTATGGAAGTGCTTGAGAGGGAGGTTGGTAAGGTTTCTATGATACATGTTCATAGTGGCAAGTTCAAAGATATATTCAGCACCACTCAACCGTCTTGCATAAGTGCATTTACACAGGTATCACTAGAGAGGCAGATTATCTTCACAACATACAACTCACTTCATAAGATTGTTGAGTCTGGTATTGATGTGGATACAATCTACTATGATGAAGCACATAACTCAGTTCAGAAGAACTTTGTGGAGGCAGTAGAGTATTTTTCGTTACACGCAAGGCGATGCTATTTCTTTACTGCTACACCAAAGCACAGTCTAACACCTTTCAAGATAGGTATGAACGACTCTGATATATTTGGTGAGGTAATCTATAATGTACCAGCACCTAAGTTGGTTGAGGAGGGATACATCCTACCACCTAAAGTGAAAGTATATAAGACTGACATCAGAGAGAAGGATGAATTGACATATAATGTTGACAAGGAACAAATCATTGATAACATTGATGATCACAATACTAAGAAGATACTTGTATGTGCTAAGTCAACTAAACAAATTGTTAGATTGATTTCTCATACTGATTTTGTTGATGAGTTAGCATACAGAGGATATGAATACATGTATATTACTGCTAAGACTGGTGCAGTAATCAATGGTGAGCAAGTCAGTAGAGAGGAGTTTTTCAATGTGCTGAGTGCCTATGGACAGGATGATGAGAAGAAGTTTGTAGTCTTGCATCATAGTATATTGGCAGAAGGTATCAATGTAAAGGGGTTAGAAGCAGTCTTGTTTCTACGCTCTATGAATTACATTGGAATCAGTCAAACAATAGGCAGGGTAATCCGTAAGGGTTGCAAAGAGAAGACTTATGGGTTAATATCAGTACCAGTATATTCTAAGGTTGGCATCTCAACTGCCAAAAAAGTACAGGCAGTTGTGGATACAGTCTTTAACAAAGGAGAACCAGCAATTACGGTGGTAAGAAAATGAGTAGAGAAATCCCTACAAAAGAATACATGGTAGATGGATGGGACAGAGGACCAACTGGTTGCCATCCATATAAGAGAGGTTCCCGAC